AGGTGAAATGCTGGCACTTGAAAAGGAAAAAGATTTTCAAATAGGAAAAAAGGATACTATAACACAAATGCTGATGAAAAATCTTAGAATTTTTAAAACAGATGAAGAAGATGTTAAAGAAACAGAAGATGCTTTATTGACACAAAGAATAAAAGAAGGTTTTGGAACAGATGAACAATTACTAGAAAGAGGTACTTACACACCAACCCTTAGACAAATGGACGTTAAACAAGCACAAGGTAATGTGCTACGAAGTTTGCAAACCCGATATGATGCAAGTAGGGTAAAAACTGCTGAAATAGAATCAATTAGGAAAGACAATATGACACGAGAAAGAAATATACAAATTATTCAGCATAAACAAGACGCAATATCAAATAATCATGTGAGTGGTAAAAAAAGTGCTTTAAATCCATCTCTTATGCAAAAATATAATATTTTTAGAGCAATTTTTGGATAAGTTTATATTTAATAAGAACCCAAATCTTTCTCTGTAATAATCTTAAACTCCATATTGTTATTAGCACAATATTTTTTAGCAGATTCCCATTTAGCAATATTCTTTGCATACTCCATGTTTTCACGAATATGATATTTTGTTTTACGTTTAGGAGTTTTTGGTTTCATACATTGACGATAAGGTTTTATCTCTATACAAAATTTCTTACCTTTATCAGTTCGCACAAGAAAGTCTGGAAAGTATCGGTGTATTCTATTATCTAATGGTGAACGATAAGGTATCGATAACTCTTCACTTGCCCACTGTGTTACATTATCGTTTCTATCACAATAGAGCATGAACTTTCGTTCAAGATTAGAACGATACACTATTTGTTTTGTGTCTCCTACATATTTCTTTGGATTAGTAGGGCGATATAATCCTTTATAACTCTTCATCTTACCTTATAAATAGTATTAAAAGAATTATTTATCTAGGAGAAAATATATGCCATGGGGTTCTTTAAGTAGTGCATTTTCGGCGATTACATCATACGCAGGTAACGCCGTTGCAAGTTTTGTACCTAAGATTACAAGTATCATTACACCTACTATAGCAATGCCATCTATGAGTTCATTAGGTGCTAACTTGATGAATTCAGCAAAAGGTATGGCGACTAGTTTTGCTATGGGTAAAATTAATGGTCTTGTGAATAAAGTTACGGGTTCTGTAAATGGACTTATTGATAGAGGTATTCAATCGGTTGTAGGTAGAATACCTTCTGGATTTACGAGGGCGTTAGGTGTTATTAATATTCTACAAGAAGGTACAAGTAGAGATATAGGAGGTATCTTAGGTGGAGCATATTCAGGAAAAGGTAATGACCATTTTTCAAAGCAAATTAAATCATTAGTATCAAAATCTCCATATAATTTTGATGCTCTTGCCGATAAAGCACATCTAGGTAAACAAAACAACCCATTTGCATATACACATCATCATTTTCCTCAAGAAGTTAGCAACATGGGTGATGGACATTATATAATATTTGATATCATTGACGAAGCGAACCCAACTGTCAAAGGTCCAGCAATAAATTTTCTTGATTCACAAAGTATCAGACCTCATAAAATACCTACTATTCTTGGTGAAGCAAAAAATCGTTCAAAAAAAACAGAAAATATAAAAAATTTATATACACCAGAAAATTATGGTTCACTTCAATCTCAAGAGATTTTAAAAAGTAGACAAATAACAAAATACCAATCAGGTTATAGAAAAGGACTGAATCAGGGGCAAAAAACGATATCAAGCACGGTAGTATTAGGAATGCCAAATCAAAATCATAAATTTGATTATAAAGTAGAAACAACAGGTGGTACTGGTATAGGTTTTACTAAAAATATAGTAGAGTTTTTAAGAGGAGCATTCGGAGGTACTGGTTCTTTTGAAAGTGCTGTGGAAGGTGGTGCTGAAGGACTTTCAAGAGCATTGAGAGGTATGGCAAGCACTATTTTACCATCATTTGAAGTTATGGAAACAATGTCTTCTGGTTTTGTTTTTAATCCTAATATGGAAAATGCATTTAAAAGTGTACCTTTTAGAGATTTTACTTTTACATTTGACCTTATACCTAAAAATTCAGAAGAGATGGAACAAATGCATCAAATAATAAAAGTTTTTAAATATTATATGTCTCCTGCTATAAGCGAACAAGGTCAATTAGGTGTACCATCAGAGTTTCAAATAACTTATGCATATAGAGAGAATAAAAATAATTATATACCAACCATAAGTCGTTGCATGTTAACATCATGTAATGTAGATTATGCTCCTGATAGTAAATTTCACACATTCTATCCAGATAGTGAAGGTGCTCCACCTGTTGCAACAACTATGGAATTAACATTTACAGAATTAGAGATTATGACAAAAGAAACAATAGCACAAGGGTACTAATATGTTTTTCAATGCATTTGAAAAAGGAGTATATGATATCAAAGGTGACGGTAATTACACGTACGCCACAGATTTACTTACTAGAATAAAAGTACAATCAGGTATTAGTGATGATGCTTTTTTGTATGACAAATATACTGTACCATCAGGAGACACTCCTGAAGACGTTGCTTTTTATCATTTTAAAAATTCAACATATCATTGGGTGATATTAATGACAAATAATGTTACAGATAGATACACTGGATGGCCTATGGACCAAATAACATTTGAATTATATCTAGAAGATAAGTACCAATTTCCTAATGCTACTCACCATTATGAGATAACAAAAGATAGTGGTGTTTTAAAACCTCAAGGTCCAGCAGATTACTCACATTTAATACAAGTCAGTAGTGATATAACAGGTGCAACTGCAATAACAAATAGAGAGTATGAAGAAAGAGAACAAGATAAAATCAGACAAATTAATTTATTAAATCCAAATTTATTACCTGCTTTCTTAAAAGAATTTGATAGACTGATGCAAATGAACTAATGGTTACTTCAGCATACAACACAGGTAAAAAAAGACAAAAAGGTAGTTTTAATATATTACCTGCCGTCAATCTAATACCATATAATTCTATCTCATCTACATCAACACACCAAACATTAAATATATTTCCTTTGATTTTAGAGATTAATATATTTGAGAGCATATATCAACCCTTTATAACAGGAAATATAGTTATCGCAGATATGGATAATATTTTTGAAAAGAATTTACCTATATTAGGATTTGAAAGATTAGAGTTTCAAATAATGACACCTGGTTATGATGCAATTTATGACTTTCAAACACAAACTGGTTCTCCTATGCACATATATTCTATTACAAATAGAAATGCAACTGATTTTACTACTCAAACTTATGTGATACATTTTTGTAGTCAAGAAATGATAAGAGATAAAACAGAATTTGTAAGTAAAGCAGTATATAACACACATGAAAACATAGTTTCTGAATTATTAAGAAATCATATGAATTCAAAAAAAGCATTGATGGTAGAAAAAACAAGTAGCAGACATAAAATGGTATTACCATATGCTAATCCATTAGAACACATTATGCATATAGCAAAAAAAACACAAAGTGAATATCATACAAATCCAGGGTATCTTTTTTTTGAAAATCTATTAGGGTTTCATTTTAGGTCATTACAAAGTTTAACTAATTTAAATAATGGTGCACCTAGACATTCAAAACATGGTATAAAGTATAAGCATAGAAGAATTGACTTTAGAGGAAATAGTGATAAAAATGTAGATTATCAAATGGGTGGTATCATACACTATGAAATTAAAAAACAATTTGATACCATTGATAGTTTAGATGAGGGTGCATATAGTTCAGAACTTGTGCATTATGACCAAACTAGTAAAAAGTTTAACAGCAAGATATTTAAGTATAACGAACATTTTGATAAAAACCCTAGTATGGAAAATAATAAAGGTAAGAGAGTTGGTAATTTTGTTTACAAAGATAATCGAACTATACAAGAGTTACCATCAAAGAGATATTTCAAATCAAATGCATCACAATTATTTGGTGATGTTAATACTACCACAGCACCACAGATAGATATTACTCAACCAAAGAACGCAAAATATTCTAATATGCGTAACACTGTGGTTCAGATAACTGTACCTGGTTATTTGGGTATTCAAGCAGGTGATGTGGTAGATGTAGATTTTCCAACATATTCGCATAGAAATAAAAACACCTATGAAGAGAACATAGATAAAAGAATGTCAGGTCTTTATTTGGTAACAGCATTGCGTCATACTTTTGATACTACTGTTTCTGGTACGCATGACATGATATTATCATTACAAAAAGACGCATTTAAAGTATCACCTCCTAATTCAAACACAGATACATTTACTAATTTAGAAACATCAAAGAGTTTAGGGTCAATAGGAATACCTCAATAAGACTTGACAATGTGATAATATTATAGTATGATAGAGAAAAAACAAGGATATCCAATGAAAAAAAACAACAAACTAAGAGATATATGGTCAGTATATCTAGTTATCGCAATGTTGACCATACTGGTCGCAGTAGGTGTAGCAACAGCAGATGAACCACCAATAAGTCGTATTACAGCAGAACCAGAGTGGTTACAACAAGGTGAAGAGGACGATGGTAAATACGCAATGATGATTAATAAAGGGTTGCTATGTGATAAAGATGATGTTATAATGAATAGAATGACTGCAAAAGGATATGTAAGAGCATTTAGAGGTATCAACGAGAGTGGAAACCACACCTACATATTAATAAAGAGTAATTTTACGAATGGTAAATATCATATGAGTAAGATAGCAATATTAGAATTACACACAATAACGCAGATTATGTGTCTAGTGTCAGAGAATATAGCACCAGAGTATAATCAAAACTTTATTTACTTAGAACTATATCCAGGAGAGCAATTATGAACAAATTAAACCTATTAGGGATAGGATTTTTAGTATCAATAGTAATAGCAGTGTTTGTAGCAATAGGTACTGCTTACGCAATAGACCAAGAGTTTCGCAAATGTGCTGGTTGTCATAAGATAGACGAAGGAAAGAAAGGTGGAATGGGTCCGAACCTATGGGGAGTATTTAATAGTAAAGCAGGTCAGGTAAAAGGGTACAGATACTCTGATTACCTTAAAAACTCTGACATAGTCTGGGATAGAGAATCGCTGAAAAATTGGTTGTCCGATAGAAAGACCAGACAAGCATACTTTGGTAAAGATGTAAAAAACACGAAGATGATGTGGACAGGTATAAAGAAAGAAGCAGATATGAAGATTATACTTGATTACCTAGAGAAAAAGAGGTTAGCACATTGAATTTAGATGGAATTATGATAGTTATTACGATATTAATCATTGCTAAAGCACTGGAGATTATATGAGCAAAAGCACAGAAGATAACGATTTACTAAACAAATTTACATATAAAGAACTTAGACAGATATGGACACCATTAACAGAATACTGTAACAATAACTATACAAAGACCTTAACACCAAAGGACTTGCTTAATATTAAGAAAAGATGGATACATTTCTATTCGTTAGAGAACTTTACATTAAGTGAAACTCTTACCATAATAGACGATTATACAAGAGATGATAATGAACTACAATCCATAAAGGGTCACTAGAATGAACAAAGAAGAAGAGAGAATGCGTAGAGTTGCACACAGTGGTGTATTCTTTGAGAAAAGTCAGAGGATCCCTTACTTGTGGACGAATTGGTTGTATCCATTAGCACTGGTAATAGCACTGATAGGATTACTCTGGAGTGGTGTTTAGTGTATTTCGTAAGTATTCTATAAATAGGTAATTATAACGTATGTCCAGTGTTTTAAAAGCAGACATTTATCGAAGGGAAATCTAATATGTCCGAATCATTTGCAGGTATAAATGACTTTCTCTGGTTCATTGGTGTAGTTGAATCTAGAAAAGACCCACTGAAAGCAGGTAGACTGCAAGTAAGGATATTAGGTCATCACACACCCAATAAGAATGACTTAGCAACTAAGGACCTTATGTGGGCGTCACCAATGCTATCATTGACTGACGGTGGAATATCTGGTATCGGTAATAGTCCTACTTGGACTCCCGAAGGTACTCATGTAATGGGATATTTTAGAGATGGAATGGATAGACAAGAACCTGTTATCCTTGGTGTATTACCTGGTGTTGTTGAAGAGTTTGGTAATCCTGATGTAGGTTTCTACGACCCTAATACTGGTGATGGTACTAGTAGTAAATATCCTAAACACTTAGGTAGTGATGTAAATCAGTTAGCACGAAATGACCCTGACGACCAGCATATTCACACACAACAAAAAATAGATAGAAGAATACAAGGGATACCACTGGCAAGTTTTGGAGTTGCCAATCTATTCACAGGTCAGGTGCTACCTTTCGTACCAGCAACAGATTGGAGTGAACCTGCTTATACACACAATAGTAAATACCCATTCAACCATGTAATGGAGACCGAATCGGGTCATATCACCGAATATGACGATACACCTGATTATGAAAGAATTCACCTATACCACAGAGCAGGTACGTCTATTGAAATGATAAACACACCGGGAGGTAGTGGTCAACAGTCCAGATTAGGTGAACGAATCGATAGAACTGTAGGAGACTATTATAGCAGTAAAGACAGAAATAGTCAAGAGATAATTCAGTTTCACAAAGAAGAAACAATAGGTGGTCATTACAAGTTACTAGTGAACCAGCAAGGAATACCGAATCAGCACTTTACAATACAGGTAGGTGCTGGTAGTAATATAAACTTACAAATAGACAATGGGTCGCTGAATATGTTTGCATCTACAGGTATGAACTTTGTCACCGGTGGTAACTTTGACATTACTTGCTTAAACTATCAGTTAACAACACTAGGGAGCAAAGTAGAGAACATCAATGGTTCTTCTTCGGAGTTCGTTATTGGTCCTAACACCAAGACTGGTAATCCTCTCAATCTTAACTAGTGGATTTTCCATATATGCGAATCACTTACTAAAACTAAAACACAAGTTTAATCTATAAATGTAATAACAACTTTAACTAGTATCTTTACCTCTAAAATTTCCTTGGAGGATTTTCCCATGCTCCAAAGTCGCACTCAGAGGAATATAAATACCTGTATGAAGATAATTCAACATACTCTAACCAGCATTGCCATGACTACCTTTTTCATGCTAATGTGTATATACAGTGGAGTTACATATATGGTAAGAGGGTTACTGAATAAATGAGCAGAGAAGATTTCGTAGAAGAAGACATATACTGCATGAGTTGTGGTCACGAGTCACACTGTATGATTACAGAGGGTGTCTGGTGGTCTAATGTACCTTGCAGAACAAATATTGGTACAGGTGGTATGGGTATTGACTACGGAAAATGTGACTGTGATTCTTGTCACTGTAAAAGGTGTAACGGAGAAAATAAAGGAGACTAAATGGATAAGATTAAAGAATACTTGAATATAGCAAAGGATTGGATTTCTGACAGATGTGCTGAAAGAACCAGTTTAGACGGTACTGTTCTCATAGCATTTGGTGTTATAGCAATACTATTTAAACCAGTTATCTTATGGGTAGGGTTAGTTGCTATTGCATACGGAATCTATACACTGGTTAAAAGTGAATGGTAACTGTTACAAGTAAAGCAGAAGAGTATCTAGCATCTGTAGGTTCACCTAACGTCTTACTGTCAGTTAATGGTGGTGGATGTTCTGGTTTTCAATACGTCTGGAAAGTTACAGATAAAGAACCTACAGTTGCAAATGTACACATTGACCCTATTGCAGAAATGTATGTACTAGGATGTACCATTGATTATGTTACAGAACTTGGTGGTAGTTTTCTCAAAGTTTCTAATCCTAATGCTACTGCAAGTTGTGGTTGTGGAGAGTCTTTTGCTGTTTAGTGGAATTATAACAATTATTACTGCACTCGTTCTTGGTATAATGATATGGGTGGTGAGAAAGATAGATAAGTTTCTAGGTTTCTAGATGTTTATCACCATAGCATTATTGGTAAATCACATTATTGTGACTGCTATGGGTTTCTATATCTTTATAAATGAATCTGAGATTGAAAATTATCGGTATTATCTGTTAACTATTGGTCTAATTCAGGTGTTGATATTTTCTATATACTATTGGTATTATAATATCGATAAAATACTCCATACTTTATTCTGGAAAATTGGACTCTTTAATACTTACTATATCCATTAACTTCTAGGAAAAATCCGGAAAATCGCTTTTCGTATCTTAGAACCATCCTCGATTAGGTACAACAATATGCGAAAGATAAGAAAACTTAGTAAACCTCGTAATATATTTTATAGAACTATGATGTCTATACGAAGGTCTGGTGCGTCTGGAAGACACACCGATAAGACCAAGTATTCTAGAAAGAGATTTAATAAGCATAGAGAGTTGATGTATTAGGAGTTTCTTTATATGACTGAGCAATCATTTTAGCAATAATTGATTTTGTATTATCATCTAGACCTACTAATGCTTCGTCCATAGCACACTTACCTTGAACGTAACTCTTTGAGAACTTTGAGTTGGTACCTATCCAAGAATCTAGATTATTTGTTTTTAAAGTACAAGCGGTTGAAACACCTGTGAGGAAGAACATTGCAAATGCTAAAATGTATCTTTTCATATTTTTTGTTTACTCCTATGTTATTGGTTACATTAATATATATTAGTAAACATGTAAAAAAGCAAGTGTAAACCTAGGTTACACAAGTAAAGTCTGTAAGGTAATTTACAAAGAAAATTGTAAACTTGTTAATCTTGTAACATTTCTATTGTATTGTCTGATGGGTCTTTGATATACACAGATTTTGTTCCATCTCTGTGTTCTTTTAATTCACCATATGCATCAGCACCTTTTATTTTAAAACATACATGTGGTGGGTGTTCTTCTGAAACAGTTAATGCTAATTTACAATTATCGTATGCTAACAGTGCCCAAGTTTCATCAGCATATTCTAGTACACAATCGGTATTATGCGTGTACCAATCTATTGATTCATTTATGTTTTTTACATTAATTGCTATGTGATGTAATTTATCCATATAAATACTTATAATAATCGTTGAACCCATTCTGGGTTGGAAGTAGATTTTCGAAGCAACGCACTTTTTTAACGTAATTGTTAGGAGGGTGTTATGTGCCAACAACAACTTTACACACTAGTTAAATATAGTAATGATAAAAAGAAGGAAAGGTTTTTAAAAAGATACCTTATTAATCGTCTTCGTATTCTTCATAATCGTCTTCAGTGTCCTCACTGCTCGGTGGTTTTGGAGGATTAATATAGGTTGAGATAGGTTGCATATATTTTGCATACCAATCATGTGGACATTTTGTACAAAAAGTTGACCATATTGCCATTGTACAAACATATATTATCCAAAGAAACATTGGGGTGACAATTATTTTTAACCAAAGGTCACCCCAAATTATCCTTTTCATTAGAATTTGTACTCATGGTCAATAAACCAAGTACCTGCTTCTACACCTCTTCCAGTTCTTTTTCTTTCATAAGCAAACTTGAATTTACTTTTAGAGAACTTTTTGGTCATATATGCTCTATACTTTGAACCTGCTTGTTCGTTATCCATATCATGGTAGTAACGATAACCTAAACTGTCAATAGCATATAAATTACTAGCAAACATATATGGTAACATTAAAAGTGTAAGTGATAATAATAATAATTTTTTCATTATAAAACTCCTAGTTTTTCTAATTTGCGTTTTTTCTTTAAATAGTTTTTTCGACCTTCTTTTTCTTTTCGTATTCTTTTTTCGGAGGGACTTTCGAAGTATCTGGTTTGTCGAACTCTTTTTAGAATACCTTCTTTTTGTATCTTTTTTCTTAGCACTCTAATTGCTTGTTCTACGTTACCTTTTCTTACTAATACTTTAACCAATAAAATCACCCCCTTAAATTTAAAAAATGGGAGAAGGACACTACCCCTTCTCCCTGGACTACACTATGAACGATACTTTTAGATAATGTCTTCATTATCTTCGGATGTATCCTCCGTATTCTCAGTCAATTCACTTGTCTGCTGACTAGCAATGATATCATCAGAACTAGCACCTGCATCCACTTTAGTATATAAATCAACAAAAGAATTCTTGGTATCATCATCAAATCTATTTGTACATAACTCAATAGATTTCAACCTGTTGTTGAAGATGACGTATGCTTGAACAATATGTACCAATCTTCTGGTGGAAATTATCTCGTCAACACCACCTTCGAAGTAGGTTTTTCTTATCACATCTGCCCACGTTGTTAACTTGGTAGCAAACTCATCATCTGGTTTACCAGCATTGTTTAATATGTTAGCAAGTATTTTTTTCTCAATTGCTACAGAAGGATATTTCTGTTCGAACGTAATTGGAAATCTTTCAAGAAATGCTTCATTAAGAACATTAGTACCAATGAACTTACCATCATCGGATCCTTGCCCTTTGGTGTTGGCGGTAGCAAAAACTTGAAAACCTGGTTTAGGTGATACGAACTTGTTTATCTTTTTAACAAACACACCGTTACCTTCTAAGATTGGTTGTAAACACATAATCTTATTAGATGCTAAATCAACTTCGTCAAGAAGTAAAACTGCACCTCTTTCCATTGCTTCAATAACTGGACCGTTTTGCCAAACAGTATCACCATCTTTTAATCTATAACCACCAAGTAAATCATCCTCGTCAGTTTCAATAGTTATATTCACCCTAACTAATTCTCTATTAGTTTCAGCACATGCTTGAGTGATACCCATAGTCTTACCGTTACCAGAAAGACCAGTGATAAACACAGGATAAAATTGTTTAGATTTAACAATCGATTTAACATCAGTGTAATTACCAAATGCTACGAATGTTGTATCTTTTTTAGGAACTATGTTACCAACAAGTGACGACACAATATACGCCGCCTCTTGTTTGATAACTGGTGCATCAGCAGTTTCCTCTATTTGAGAAGGAACTAGACTCGGTTTTTGAGTCGCCTGAGATGTCTTAATTGTATCAGATAATATTTTTGTATTAACCATCAATTCACCAGAAGCATCTGGAAGTTTGAATGTTGATTTACCAACTTTGTAGTTAGCATTTTTAATCAACCATTGTGGTGCATACTTAAAACCAAAATTAGCATTCGCTTCTTTTAGTTGAGAAACAGTTAGTACTTCTGTACCAAACTTTTCTTTTGCGTAATTTATAAAGTCAATTTGTGATTTTTTCATAGTGTTTAGTCCTTTCAATTATTAACGAATCAGTATACTATTATAATAGCACAACCAGTGGGAATGTCAACCCCATAATTATGCTACCCTTTCAATAAATTTATTTAAAACAATTCTTGATTGTAATTTAGATTTTAAACCACCAGCAAACAATCTTTTTATTTGACCTGGTTTCATATCTTCTTTAATATCATCAATCTTATTATTAGATTCTACAGATAATTTTTTACTGTTTAAAATCCAAAACTCATCATAACCATTTTTGATTTCAGCAGTGAAGAAACCTTTTCTTAATTGTTTTGTGAATTCACTATTATCAGTATCTTTTATATACTCACTTGCACCGTATCTATAATTTTTCATAATGTGAAACCCAACAGCAGTCATATTGAATTTTTGCTTTAACATTAAAATAAACAAACCTGTATAATCTCTTGATGAGTAATGACTGTTTCCATAACCTCTTTTGTATTTTTTCAAAGTATAGTTTTTATTACCGTCTTTGATAATAGGCACCATAATATCACCTGGTTTCCAACCTCTAGTCCAATCTTTATATTCTCTATTGTGAATATCTCTAGACATACTATTTGAATAACCATCAGTTAATGTAACTAAAGACATTTTTTCTATTGAGTATTTATTTTTAAACATTGGTATTAATTTGTTTAATACTACAAGTCCTTCATTAAGAGGTGTAGAGGAAAGTTCATAATCTGATGCACAAGGGATTGTATAACCATCAGGACCTTTGCCATACCATCTTTGTCTAGATGAAAATTTATAATAACATCTATTTAACCATAAAGCAATCATACTATCGTCTAATTCTTTTTTCTTTAACTTGTGTGATGCAAGGTTAATTAATCTTATATTAGACCTCATTACAAGGTCACCAGTTTTATAATTATATGGTTGAGGTTTCTTTTCACCTACATCATATCTACCACTGTTCATTTCAGTGAAAGCATAAACTTCAAATGGAACATTAATCTTTTTAGCAAAGTAAATTAAATTAATTAATTGGTCTATTGTTTGACTCAAATTATCATACATAGAACCAGACCAATCTAGTAAGAAAATAAAACCGTGATTTTTCTCATCAGGACAAATTGATAATCTTTTGAAAATGTCATCTGAGAATTTGTAATTCTTTAACTTTAATGGGTCAATAATACCAGTTTTATCAGTAGATGACCTTTTATAAGCAGTAGCAGATTTTTTCATTTCAAATTCTTTTACAAGATAGTTTACAGTTTTAAGATTATCATTTTTGAACTTTTTGAAATCATCTTTTAACCATTTGTAATATGTCATATACTCACATGCACTATACTCTTGAGTAGTTACTCTTTTAATATGTTCAATGTGGTCTTTTCTAAATTTACTATTACTAACGATAGCAGTTTTTAAATCAACATCAGGAAGTGAAAAGTATTTCAAAAAACTATTACCATTATAGGTAACTTTACCAGAGTTATTTTCTGCATTTTTTGAAGTTTTAGGTAATATGTTATTGTCTTCTGTAGGTTCTGCACTCTTTTGAGTATTGTCAGCAACATTTTCTGGTTTTTTAGCACTTACTGAATTTGTTGTTCCACTTTCACCTGATGTAGTATCTTCATTTGATTCTTCATTGTTATCATCATCTGCATCATCAGAAGTATTATTGTTATCTTTATTATCATAACTAGTTTCACCTTCGTCATTAGGATTATCTGATTTATTGCTATCACCATCACCTTGGTTTTCTTCTTGAGAATGGTCATCAGTATTTTTTGTTTGTTGTTTTTCTTTTTCTTGCTCTAATAATTTTCTAGCAAGAACTTTTACATCATCTAAAGTTTTAAGATTATCAATCTCATCTAAAACCCAATTAGCATCATCAAAAATTATATCAGCAGATTTCGAAGACTTATAATAAAGGTTGATTCTATCTATAAGATTTAAAGTGTTAAGGTTTTGATTACTAACACCAAAGAAATCTATTCTCATCAATTCTTTGTAACCATTAACATAGTTTTTAACAATACCAGGATATTTCTTTTGTATCATTCTATCAATTCTGCAATCTTCAAGAACATTACAATATGCTTTGTATTCTTCAGACTCTTCACAAATAGATTTCCAATCTTCAAGACCAGTCCATAATGCATGTGAACATTCGTGAGCAATCAACATATCTAGAACATCTTTATTCTCATGCTTGAAAATAGGAATAGTTAAGATTCTGTTCTTAACATCAAAACTTGCAGTCCTAACATTGTTCTGCTGAACTTCTATATTCTCAGTAGCAAGTAACTTTGCAAGAGTTGATTTTTTATCTATTGTTTGTAGTGTCATATTTAGTCCTTTATTTATTTCGAATCAGTATACTATTATAATATCAGATTTGGTGTAAATGTCAAGGGATTAATTAAAAGCAATTAAACTTAGTAATAAACTGTTTAATGAAAATCCAATAGCATTAGATACAATATACAATATATCTTTAGCATATATTGCCCTTATTAAGAATAAGAACAATCCTAACCATACAATCAATATAAAGTTTAAAGGTGGTAAATTAGTCGACCATCCCATAATAACTGATATTGATGTAGGTGCAGTTGCTCCGTGAATGAGTATCATTCCTGTCCAACCACACATTTCTGGTATTTTTTTTATCATAATATATTTCCTTTTGTTATCATTTCGAATCAGTATACTATTATAATAGCAGATTGGGCGTAAATGTCAATAACAATAATTTGACACTATTTGTAGTCAAATTAAAAATCAGGTCAAATTATTGACTTATTATAAATAATACTAGAAAATAAGGACTTCTATGAAACTATACACTGCTATAATACTATGTGTTATCACATTCTTACTATCTTTTACTATTACTAAATCGGTAATAAGTGCAGATACAAATACAACAGTATCGGGTACGGTTGTTACGGATAAATCTGTTCCCACTGCATCAGCACCCTCCGTAGTAGTAAATAATAGTGATGTTTGTAAATCGGCGTATAGTGCTGGAGTTCAAGCATCAGTTTTAGGTATTGCTTCAGGTGTTACAGTATCAGATGAAAATTGTGAAAGACTTAAACTATCAAGGTCTTTATATGGTATGGGTATGAAAGTGGCGGCGATATCAACATTATGTCAAGATTATAGAGTATTTGATGCAATGATGATGGCAGGCACTCCGTGTCCGTATGAAGGAAAAATAGGTGATGATGCAAAAATAGAATGGGAAAAGAATACACACCAGATACCAAAAAAGAGTAAATATCATGCTCCGAAAAAAAAAGTTCAGGTGAAGTAGATGAAACAATTATTTTTAGTATTCTTCTTATACTGCTCATTGGTGTTCCATTGTAATTCTCAAGAAGTGCTTCAATCCGAAGATTACATAGGTGATATGGATAGTTTTAATGGTGATTCGGGTACTATTCTTCAAAGTGGTAAATATAAGACAGGTCATAAGAACAAACCAGGTACATATAATACTAACTTTAATTTAGAATCACAAATGACAATATCAGAGATAAACTCTGGTTTTGATTTAGATTATGGTGTCACAGTAAATTCTCACGCCAGTAATGCTAGATTAAACACTTGTACAAGTATAACACAAAACTCTGATTGTAGAGATATCTTTAAATTAACAGTTACCTTGTTTGACAGTAATGAACAAGTGCATTTGTTTGAACATGAGGTCGAACTAGATTTTTCTGGTAATAGAGATTATACTTACAATCAAGTTATAGAACCTAATTTATATCAATCATTGACAGGTAATTTTGAATTGTATGGAGTTGATGCAGGTTATCCAAAAGGTTGGCACGGTCCTCAATTTTCAAACCCACATTTATCTTCTACTTGGGAGATAGCAAATATTATCAATGAAGAAATACTAAACTTATTAGAACATTCAGATATATTAGACATTGATACAAATTATGACACAGTTGATGTGGTCGTAGAAAATCCACAAGGTGAAATCATGCAAGAATTTTCAGTTGATATAGAAACTGAAATAGAAATAGAAGTTGCTGAAATAGAAACACCTACAATAGATGAACCTGTTGTAGAGGAAATAGAAATTGAAGTACAAGAAGTAGCAAATGAAATAGAAGAAACACAAGCAGGAGAATCGGAACAAGAACCTACTAAAAAACAAAAAGTGGTAAACCAAGCAAAGCAAAAAGTTGCTAATAAGATTGTTAAGAATATGGGTGATAAAGGTAAATACGATTCTACTAATCAACTTAAAACTTTAGTCGTTATGCAGGTATTAGGTAATACAACATCATTTTTTGAAAATCAAAAACAGTTACAAGATACACCTAACTTTTTTAATGATGTTACGGTACCCGACAATAATTTGACTGATAATAATTTTACACAGTATATGTTGTTTGGTGTATCTAGTTTTAGTCATAACAAATTAATCGATAGTCAATATCAATAGGAGTAAAAATGGCAGAGTTAGAATTTGCTGGTATAAAATTTAAAGGTGGTAAGATAGTAATTATTATTACTGCTTTATCAACACTAGCAGGTGGATTGTGGGGTGGTTTTGAGTTTTACAAAAACTATATGAATATGCAGGAAAAGATAGAGTCGTATTCTGCTCCAGATTTATCTGATTATGATAAGAGAATTGATTTAGCAAAACAGAAACTTGATATGTTAGAAAAAGAAATAAACCTTGTACTAGACGAAGTAACATTGGTGGCAGATGTTGCTAAAGAATTAAAGAATGATTTAAAATCAGATGTTCGTAGAATAGAAACAATCGTAGAAGATGTAGAGCAGAGGGTGAAAGAAGACTCTAGAGAGTCTGCAAGAGATTTAAAGTTTGCTATTAAAGATATAAAAGAAAAAATGTCAGAACTAGAAAAAGAGATAGAAGATAAGATAAAAAAAGCACTAGAAAATCCACTCGCAACTATGCGAAAGAACTAAATACCAATGAATGGACAACACTAAACGATACAGACTGTATCCTGTCAAATCTTGTGTGATATCATGGGGACCTACAAAATGGGTTCCTATATCATATCAACACCCTACGATAAAAGATAAACAGATAGAAACTTTTTATTTAGTACATAGTCCTGAAACACCAAGTCGATTATTTTGGAAGGACTAAAATGGAACCAGTAACAACCGCACTCGCAGGCATTGCCCTTGTTAAAAAAAGTATAGATTTTATCAAGGAAAATATCTCAACCTGTCAGGATATAGGTCAAATGATAGGTCATGTTGAAAATGCTATGATTGGTGAACAACAATGTGTTAAAGCAAGAGAAGGTAAAGACCAGTTCGCAACTGAAAATATCGCTGAGGAAATTATAAACGCCAAATTAGCAAGGGAGCATTTAAATGAGATGAAAAACCTTGTAAATTTAAGGTTTGGTCATGGAACCTGGGATGAAATATTAACTTTGAGAAAAAAACGACTTGATGAGGCGAAAGAGAAAAGAAGAATAGCAATTGCTGAAAAAAATAAAAAAAAACAAGAAATTATGGATGTTTTAACTTATTTTACAATTGGAATAGGCGTTTGTTTGATATTAGGATTGATAGTTTACGTTTTTTTAGTCATTTTATAAGATTTGACCACTGTTTTAACTTGGTTTTCTTGTATTTTACTCTATCATCAAGCATTTTTTGTGTAATTATGCCATATTCTTTGCATAATTCAATCATACAGTAAACATCACCAATTTCATCTTTTAAAGGTTGATGATTTTCATCATTTCTTCGCATAGATTTTGAACATTCTTGAATTAATTCACCACATTCTTCCATTGTGATGACCATAAGTTGCAAAAATTGTGTTTTTAGCAGTTCGGTGTTTGATTTTGACATATAAAACTCTATTATTTAATTTTACATTGAATATTTCTTGGACATTGATATCTTGGACCTGTTGTCATAATAATATCAGGTAAATTTTGCGGATGTTCGTAAGTACATTTGTAGGATAAGTCTTTTTTACCTTTTTCGTCAATAAACCATTCTGATTTCTTTAATCTACACATAGTAAACATATCGCTTCTTGGTAAACTACCCTTATATTCTCTTCCATATCTTGCATATGCAGAATCAGGTCCTTCATTTAAACAAATCATAACATCTGTTTTAAAATCTTGACAATCATCAACAGATTTTAGTGGAAATGAAAATAGTAGTAGTGTAAATACAAGTGCATAGTGTCCCATGCACCTATTTATTTATTTTAACAAGTCTTGGTCAATCCATTCTGATTTATCTTTTATCATTATAGCAACACTCAACCACATATTGTAAATACCAATACTGCTCACAAAAAACGAAACAGCAATATCTTCAAATGATACTCCAACGTAGACAATTCCTATACCGAAGATAAACATTATTTTTCCTATCATATTTTTTCCTTTTATTATATTAACGAATCAGTTATACAAGTATATTAACATAACCAGCAGGAATGTCAACTAAATAATACATGGCAGAGGGAGATAAATTTGAATATACACCAGAAGGACCTAGTTTAGGTTCAGTATCAGTTTCCGCAGATTTTTCTTTTACAATATCAGCAGAAGTAAAAGATTCAGATGAAGATGAAGAAGATGACTGTGGAGATGAAGTTGTAGAAATGACCATAGTTGCAGGTGAAGAAAATGCAGGTGTTATACTTACAGATGGTTCTAATAGTTGCACAATATCAGGAAATTATATAACACCATTTTTAAACACACAATGGATATTCCGAAGCAGTGGAGTAATAACAACAGTGATAAAATATACAGATATACCTGATAAAATAGGGTATTTGTGTAGTTACACACCCGATTCGACTAGAAGTAAAGATTTTGACTACACTGTAACAACAAAAAGCAATGGTGGTTGTGAAGAAACAAAAACTTACACAATTACAGTGCTAAATGATTGGTCGGAAGGTATTGAAGAAATTAATGAGGTATTAACAAGACAAACAAGAGATTTACAGGAGTTTTAAATGAGAGCAGTTACTAGATTAGGAGATTTAAGCACAGGACATGGATGTTTTCCACCACAAATAGCACTTACAGGTTCTTTCAATGTTAGAGTTAACGGAAGACCTGTTGTTAAAACAGGAAGTAAATGGTCGCCACATACTTGTGATGGTGTTGTACATTCAGGTACTCAGGTGTTAGGTTCACTTAGTGTATTTGTCAATGGTGTTCCTATGGCGAGAATAGGTGATTTTATTTCATGTGGTTCATTTTGTGCAATGGGTTCCACTAATGTTTTTGCAGGTGGTTGAAAAACAGTATAAATATTAGTTATGGCAAACTATGACGCATCAAGTACTAATAAATCAAGAAGAATTACTAAACTATATCGTGATTTAGATTTAGATTTTGGTAGACATCCAGTTACGGGAGATGTTAATGTCTTAGAAGATGCTGATGCAGTAAAAAGAAGTGTTAGAAATATAATCAACACATCACATTATGAAAGACCTTTTCATCCAGAGTTAGGAAGTGATATTAGAAATTTATTGTTTGAAAATGTAAATCCTTTGACAGCAATGAGTATAAAAAAGAAAGTTCTCGAATGTTTAGCAATTTATGAACCTAGAGCAACAGTTGAGAATGTTATAATTGAACCAAATATGGATACACACACATATGGTATAGAAATATACTTTTATGTTAAAGGAATACCAACACAACAAAAAATAGATTCATTTTTAGAGAGATTACGATAATGGCAAATTCAAAATTAGAAGTTTCAGCATTAGATTTTGACGATATTAAACAAAATTTACGTTCATTTTTATCCCAACAAAGTCAATTTTCAGATTACAATTTTGAAGGTTCTGGAATGGCAGTGCTACTAGATATATTAGCATATAATACACATTATCTATCATTCAATGCAAATATGTTAGCAAACGAGATGTACATTGATAGTGCAGACACTAGAAAGAATTTAGTATCACTTGCTAAAATGTTAAATTATGCACCTAAATCTGGAAGGTGTGCGAAAGCAACCGTAGATATCTTATTGAACACCGCCTCAGGTGCTTCAGTAACATTAGATAGGGGAACATCTTTCTCATCAACAATGGATGGTAATAGTTACAAGTTCGTAACTAACGAAGACGTAACAATTTCTCCTGAAAACGGTGTTTACAAATTTTCAAATGTAGAAATCTTCGAAGGTACTTTATCGTCATTTAATTATACATATTTGTCTGAAGATACGGATTTTAGATTTGTATTACCTAATGCAGACATGGATACATCCACCCTAACAGTGCAAGTTCAAGAGTCTGTAGCAGACACCACAATTAACACATATACTCTTGCAAATAATTATGAATCCATTAATAGTGAAAGTTTGGTCTTTTTTTTACAAGAAACTGAAACTGGTGAATTTGAAATATATTTTGGAGATGGTATTTTTGGTAAAGCATTGTCGAATGGAAATATTGTTAAAACAAAATATATAGTTACAAATAGAGCATTGGCGAATGGTGCTAATACGTTTATATTAACATCAGGTTCAATCGGCGGATTTTCAAATGTTACAATTACAACTACAATAACAGCACAAGGTGGTGCAGACGAAGAATCAAAATCTTCAATAAGATTTAACGCACCATTATCATACGCCGCCCAAAATAGAGCAGTTACAACATCTGATTATGAAGTAAAAGTTTTAGAATTATATCCAAATGCAAAGTCAATATCAGCATGGGGAGGTGAAGATGATGAGAACCCAATTTATGGTACAGTAAATATTGCTATTCAACCTAAATCAGGTTCAACATTAACAGAAACAACAAAAGAAAGTATTAAGACTAGTTTGAAAACTTTTAATGTTGCTTCAGTTCGACCTAAAATTGTAGACGCAGACACAACAGATATATTACTAACAGTTACAGCAAAATATGATGCAAATAAAACAGCATTAGGTTCAGAAACATTAAAAACAGATATTATAAATGTAATATCAAATTATAATCAAAATAACTTATCTAAATTTGATGGCGTTTTTAGATTTTCAAAAGTTTCAACTTTAATTGATAATTCAAATTCTTCGATAATATCAAATTCAACAACCGTTAGATTAAGAAAATCGTTTACGCCTACATTAAACAGTTCAACTACCTATAATGTATATTATAGAAATGCTTTATATAATCCTCATTCTGGACACAATATGAGTTCAGGTGGTATTATTCAAACTACTGGTTTTAAAATCAATGGCGATACTACTACAATTTTTTATTTAGATGATGATGGTAATGGAAATTTAAGAAGATATAGTTTAGTTGGTGGTGTTAGAACGTATGCTAATAATACACAAGGAACAATAAACTATTCTACAGGTGCTTTAACAATAAGTTCTTTAAATGTATCATCAATTGAAAACATAAGAGGTTCAGCATCAACAGTTATAGAAATTACAACGACACCTGAATCAAATGATGTAGTTCCTGTTAGAGGTCAAGTATTAGAAATAGATACATCTAATTCAACAGTATTTGTGGAAGTAGATACGTTTGCAGGTGGTTCTGCTGATGCAGGTGTGGGTTATACGACAACATCATCATACACTAGCACAGCAAGTAGTTATTAAAAATGGCAAGACTAACCAATAAAGTATCACCTCATGTTATAAGACAATTACCTGATTTTGTAATTTCTGACCATCCAGTATTTGCTGACTTTCTAACAAGTTTTTTTAAATTTTTAGAAAGTGCAGAAATACAATTAACATCTTTAGAAGCAACTGATGGTATAACTCAAGAAACTGAAACTGGAAACAGTTTTGTTTTATTATTAAACGGTACAAAAATACAAAATGATGTAACCATAAAAGATGTTGGTGATAAAGTATTATTAGAAAGTTCTGTTTATGGTAAATTTGAATCTGGTGAAACTATTGTTGGTCAATCATCAGGAGCATCAACAGTTATTATTGCAGAAAATGTACCTTCTTTAAAACTTTTTGTTGTGCATGAAGACAAATTGCAAAAGGGTGAAGTTATTGTTGGTCAAACTTCAGGTGCAAGTGCTGTATTAAATGCTTACAAACCAAATCCTGTTCAAACAATTCAACAGTTATTAAATTACAGAGACCCTGATAGAGTTATTGATACCTATTTAACAAAATTCAGAGATGAGTTTTTACATACTATACCTGAATCCTTAGCAACAGGATTAAATAAAAGAAACTTAATAAAAAACATAAAGTCTTTATATAAAATAAAAGGTACTGCTGAAGGACATCAAATGTTTTTTAGAATGCTTTTTAATGAATTATCGGAAACAATATATCCTAGAGATAATATGTTGAGAGTATCAGATGGTAAATGGGACACTCAAAAAATTATGAGATGTATTTCTACAACAGGAGATACATTAAAATTAGTAGGAAGAACAATCACTCAAAACAATGTTACTGATGATGCTAATATAAATGAATCAACAGCAGTTGTAGAAAATGTATTTAAATTTCAAATCGGTTCAGTAGAAGTTACAGAATTTATATTAAATAATGCTACAATTGTTGGAACATTTGTAGCAGGTCAATCCGTAATTGGAACACAGAATGATGATGATGTGGTTGCCATAAAAGCAACAATTACAGGAATACCTGATGTTTTTTCATTTACAAATGACGGGTCTTTATACAGTAGCGGAGACACAGTAACTTTAAGTGATGCTGGAGGTGACGGTGCTATTGTTCAAGTTGATGAAGTAGGACATGGTTCTATTACAGAAGTTGTAATTGATGCTGGTGGTTCTGATTATGAAATCGGAGATACTTTAGTTTTTTCTAACACCGGTACGGGCGGAAATTCTGCTCAAGCAAAAGTTTCTATTGTAAATGGTGGTTTTGTACCCGAAGATGCAAACAGTAATAGCGACAATGGTTACACTGATGACCATATTATATTAGAAGATGAAACGCAAAAAGGTGGTATTTACACAGGTAATAAATTTGTTCAAGAATCTGGAACTGGAGTTGGAGATATTACAGACATTAGATTTATAAACAATGGTTTTGGTTATACTTTATTACCTACAATTACAATTACAACTACGAGCGGAGAAGATGCTTCTGTAGTTGCATTTGGAAGTGAGATAGGTAGAATATTAACAATAAAAGTTCCGAATCATGGTGTTAGTTATAATGAATCGCCATCACCACCTACTGTAAGTTTTACACAAAATTTATTGTTAAAAGGTATATCTGCAACAGCATTTACTGTAGGTGAAACAATTACAGGCAATGATAGTTCTTCAACTGTTACTACAGCACTAGTTGATACTTTTGACCCTACACTTAAATTATTGAAAGTAAAATCTTCTACAGGCACCTTTGAAGAAATATCTATCATTACAGGAAATACATCAGGTGCTACGGCGACAATTGCTAAAAATGATAGAGCAACTGGTAGTGTTACTATTAATACAACAACAACTACTTCAGGAAGTTTTATTAATGAAGATGGTCACGTTTCAGAAAATACAATGCGAATACAAGATAGTTTATATTACCAAGATTTTTCATATGTTATAAAAGTTGGTCGTTCTATTACAGAATGGAGAGATAGTTTTAAAAGAACAATGCACACAGCAGGTTTTTATTATGCTGGAGAAGTTAATACTACAACTAGATTAAATGCACAGATTTCATCACCTGTTGAAGGTGTTGTATCAGGTATTAGTGAGTCTCCTATCATGTCAGTATTTGATTTCGTCTTTTCTCCTTTAGTAGGTAGAAGATTAGGTACTGCTGATGATGGTACATCTTTGAGGGCAACACCCACGGTAGTTGGTGCAGGTTCAGAAAGAAGTACATTTTTAACTAATTCTACCAGAGATGTGACATTAACAAAAGAAATGACTGTCAGCATGTTAATGAAAGAAAAAACAACTATTCGAAGTAATACAACTGTTTATGGTAGACCCGTTTCAAGCACACTAAAAGGATTAAATGCTAGATTGTTAGATTTACACACAGCAAACAGAATTCAAATCAGAGATATTGCAAGTATTAGACTTAGTGGGTTACAAAATCAAAGTATAGACGGTCAATTAGTAGGAACAGGAGAATTTATTAATAATGCTAAAACAAATTTTACCATTCCAGCAGAAGTATGGCAGAGAAGTGGAAACTCTTTTGACGAAGATGGAACTACGTTCGATAACAACTCAATAAAATTCGATAAAGGTTAGTCTTATAAATAAGTAAGTAAGGGATAAAATCAATGGCAAAACAAACACTTGGTATAGGTTCTACCGCAAATGATGGAACAGGTACGGTTCTCAGAGATGGTGGTGACTTAATCAATGATAACTTTAATGAGATATACAGTAAACTAGGTGATGGTAGTGATTTACACTCACTGACATTTCCTAATGCTACTGATACTGTAGTTGCTAGAAACACATCAGATACCTTGACAAACAAAACTATTGCTATTGCTAGTAATACTATATCAGGAACATCTTTATCAATATCTGGTGATGACTCGACTGCTGTTAATTTAACACTTGGTCAAGATATAAAATTTGCAGGTGGTAGTGGTATTACATCATCTGTAGATATTGCAACAAGAACAATTACTTTTGCTACTGATGGTTCTATCGTAACTGAAACGTCAACAGATACTTTGACAAATAAAACACTTACCGCCAGTGCTAATACGATATCAGGATTAGCAAATGCAAATCTATCAGGTTCAGCAGGAATTACAAACGCCAATTTAGCAAACTCAACTATTACAATTGGAGATGAATCTTCTAACAGTAGAGATATACCATTAGGTGGTACTCTTGATATTGTCGGTGCAAGTGGTATTACAACTGCTATAACAAATAACAGAATTGATATATCTATCAATAGTGACGTAGCAACATTAACAGGTTCACAAACACTAACTAATAAGACAATAGGTGTCACACAATTAACAGCAAATACAAGAACAGCAACAGGTGATGGTTCAACAACTGGATTTACAGTTACTAATGGAGCAACAGTAAACAACACATTAGTATTTGAAAATGGTGTATGTCAAGTACCTACAACAGATTATGCAGTATCAGGAACAACATTAACATTTGAAGACGCACCTGCGAGTGGTGTTAATATAGTAATTAGAGAATTATAAAAACAGTATAAATAGTATGAAGGATTAGAAATGCCAGCAATTATCACAAACAAATTCAGAATTAATAACTCAGAGCAGTTTTTGGAGAGTTTTACGGAATCAAGTCCAAATATTTATTATTTGGGTATAGGTAAACCTCAACCACATGCGACACAAACAAGAGGTGATTTGAGAACAGAAAATTTAGGAACTGAAACATCACCATTAACTCCTCCTGATAGTATATCAGAAGAATTTTATGTTTTTGATGATGCTCTCGCCGCCAAAAAAATTACTTCATCAGATATTTCACAAGTTATACCTAGAAGAAATTGGACAACGGGCACAGTCTACGATATGTATAGACATGATTATGGTGCAAACATTACAGGTACATCAACTACACTGACTGCAAACAGTGGTGCAAGTAGTTTATTTGATGCAACATTTTTTGTAATGTCTAGTGACAAAAATGTTTACAAAGTTTTAGATAATAATAGCAATGCAAATTCAACAGTTGAACCTACAGGTACATCAACATCTATTTTAACAACTGCTGATGGATATAAATGGAAATACATGTATACATTGTCAGCATCACAACAAGCAAACTTTTTATCTACAGATTTTATGGGTGTTGCAACAAATTCTACAGTTGCATCCGCCGCCGTAGATGGTGCGATTAATATTGTAAAAATTAAAACTGCTGGTACTGGTGGTACAAATGGTACACACACTAGTGTTCCTATTAGAGGTGATGGTTCATCAGGAACAGTTACAGTTGTTATATCTTCGAATGCTGTTAGTTCAGTTACAGTTACAAATGTAGGTTCAGGTTATACGTTTGGTTATATTAGAGTAGCAGATATAAACACTGCTGGTGGTGGTTCATTATCAGGTGCAGAGTTAGACTGTATAATTGGACCTAAGGGCGGTCACGGTAAAAATGCTATAGAAGAATTGGGTGGTGTTTTTATAATGCTAAATGCAACATTTACTGGTGCAGAAGCGGCGAACTCTGGTGACTTTACAATATCAAACGATTTTAGAAAATTATTCTTATTAAGAGACCCGAACTCTGGTGGTTCCGCCGCAAGTGCTGTAACACTTAGAGGAACTAAAGCAATTCGTTTTAAATCTTCACCAACTCCAGGTGCTTTTGTTGTTGATGAAGAAATAAACCAAGCATCAACAGGTGCAGTTGGTAAAATAGTTGAGTATGATTCAACAAACAGAATTTTATATTACATACAAACAAGATTTAATGATGAAGGCGTAGATGCAAATGGAAACTTAACAGCATTTAGTGGTGAAAATGTTGTAACAGGTCAAACTTCATCAGCAACAGGAACACCAGATGGTGATTCAGACAGTGCGGTAAATAATGTTTCATTTACCAACGGTTATGCATCATCAGAAATAGATGCAGATTCAGGTGATGTTATATACTTAGAAAGTAGAACACCAATATCAAGAGCAAGTGACCAGACTGAAAATGTTAAATTAATAGTTGAATTTTAAGGAGTATAGATGCCAGCATCAACCGATTTTAATGTATCGCCCTATTATGACGATTTCTCGGAAGATAAAAATTTTCATAGAATTTTGTTTCGTCCTGCGTTCGCTGTTCAAGGTAGAGAATTAACACAATCACAATCAATATTACAAAACCAAATTGAAAGATTTGGTGACCATGTTTTTAAACAAGGTTCAATGATAATACCTGGTCAACTTTCTATTGATACAGATTTTCATGCTATAAAATTAACTTCAAAGTCGGTATCTAGTTTAAGCACATATTTAGATACAACACTTACAGGTGGTTCATCAGGTGTTGTAGGATTTGTAACTAAAGTAGATGTTACAGACGGAACTGACCCAGACACATTATACATTCGATATACAAAAACAGGTACAAACAATGTTAAAACAGTTTTTGATGCAGGTGAAACTTTAACATCAAGTGCTGATGGAAGTCCTACAGTTGTCGTTGCAACAGCACACATTGGTTCAGCAGTTCAAGTACAAGCAGGTGTTTATTACTATGATGGTTTCTTTATCAGAAACTCACAAGAAACATTGGTATTAGATAAGTACACGAATACACCAAGTTACAGAATGGGTTTTACGATAACAGAAAGTTTTGTCACACCAAGTGATGATAGTTCATTAAATGATAATGCAACTGGTTCATCTAACGAATCAGCACCAGGTGCCCACAGATTTAAAATATCTTTAGCACTTGCTAAAAAAACTTTAGCATCAACTGAAGATTCAAATTTCTTTGAGATAGCAAGAATTGAAGAAGGTAATGTTAAAAGATTGGTTAGAAATACAGAATATTCTGTTCTAGAAGAAAATTTAGCAAGAAGAACATTTGATGAATCAGGACATTATACAGTTCAACCATTAAAAACAGAAATAAGAGAGCATTTAAAAAGCGGTAGCAATAGAGGTATTTTTACATCAGGTAATGGTGGTGATAGTACAAAAATAGTAGTTGGTTTTGACCCATTTAAAGCATATGTTTCAGGTTATGAGATAGATAGAATTTCTACTACATTCGTAGCAGTAGATAAAGCAAGAGATTTTGAAACAGAAAACAATCACAAAACAAGATACGACATAAAGAATTTTGTTAATGTAAATAATGTTTTTGGTCAACCTGATATCACATTTGTATCTGGTGATGTTGAATCATTTAAAACATTAACTCTTTTTGATACAAAAACTGCTGTAAGAGGAACACTTCAAGCATCTGTAGGTGTAACTGTTCCTGAAATAGGTAGAGCAAAAACTAGAGGTTTTGAATATGTAGCAGGTACAGAAACTAATGACATCTATGCAGGAACTTCAGCAACTATTTTTAGACACTATCTTTTTGATATTGAAATGTTCACTAGAGTTAGTATACCTACTTCAGTAGCATTTACAACAGGTGAAATAGTAAGTGGTGCATCAAATGGTGGAACAGGTGTTGTTCAAGCAGTAACAGAAACTAAAAGTACAGCAGTTACATCAATAACTGCCTCAGGTACAGACATTGAAGGTACATTTGCGGCGGCAGTTGTAACACTTGCAAATCATGGATTTACAGATGGTCAACAAATCACACTTACTGGTGGTAACTATCAAGTAGATAGTACGGCAGTCAGTAGTGCAACAGTATACTGTGTAAAAAATACAACAACAAACACTTTTGAATTATACAATGCAGACGGAGAAGATTTTCCAAATGTAACAACATATACTTCTGCCCCAACTGCTACTCACACAGTAGTTGTATTAAGTGATGTTCAAGGATTTTTTGAAGCAGGTGAAATTATCAATGGTGCTACTTCAAATGTAACAGGCACAATTCAATCTGATAGATATGGGTTTAAAGGTGTTAGAACATCAGATATCTCAGAAGTAAAACAAATTGGAATGTCAGGTTCACCAAACTATACTGCGGATGCAGATTTAACATCTACTCACGGTGATAATTTTACTTTAACTGGAAATATAACAGTAGCAAATAGCGGTTCTACAGTAACAGGTTCTGGTACAAACTTTAATACAGAGTTAAAAATTGGTGACCAAATTACATTTACAAATAATGCAGGTACTTCAATAACTCGTTTAATTAGATATATTGATTCTGCAACTTCACTTACTTTAACGGTTGCTGTTGGTAGTTCTGATGTGTCAACTGCTAAAGTTGTTACAAGACAAAGAGGTAAATTACAAAATCCTGAAAACAATACTAATATTTTTAAATTACCTTATGAAACAATCAAAACATTAAAGACAACTGCAAATGGTTTAGTCACAGATACAAACTTTAATATAAGAAGAAACTTTACAGGTACTTTATCATCAAGTGGTGATATATCTATTACCACAGGAACAAACGAAACTTTCGCATCATTAAATAATGATGATTTCTCAACGACAATAATGTCAACTGGTTCTGGTGGAACCGGTGCTGTTGGTGATGTTTTAAATTTATCAGGTAATAATCACGAAGGTGATGCAATATTTGCCCTTTCAGGTTCACCAACGGGTAGAACACTAACACTTGACTTTGGTGCAAATTTTAATGGTCATAAGGTAAAAATACTTGCAACAGTTACAAGAAGTATAGCACCTTCTAAATCAAAAACATTAAATGAAGACGAAACACTTGCAGTTTCAACACAAGCAACAATAGAGAGTGGTGTAATTAGTTTAAGTAAAGCAGATATTAATGCTTTAAATAAAGTTTACATGGCGCCAGATTTTAGTACCGGAGCAACAACAAGTCATACAGATATAACAGATAGATTTGATTTAGATAATGGTCAAAGAGATAATTATTATGATGTAGGTAGAATTAAATTAAAACCTGGTAAGTTAGTGCCCACAGGAAGATTACTAATTGATTTTGATTTCTTCTCACATGGTACAGGTGATTATTTTGATGTAGACAGTTATTCAGGTATTATAGACTATGAAAATATTCCTTCATATACTTCTGATACAACAGGTGAGATTTTTCAGTTAAGAGATTGTCTAGATTTTAGACCTAGAGTTGATGATGCATCTACAATAGGTTCAGGAAATTCTGATAGGAGTTATGATGGTACAGGAGCATCTGATTGTGATGTTGTTGAGTTTAATAATGACATAACTGCTGATTTTGAATTTTATCTTAAAAGAATAGATAAAATTTTCTTAACAAGAAATGGTGAATTTAGAGTTTCAAAAGGTGCACCTGCAATAATACCAGAAGCACCATCAAGTTTAGAAGGTCATTTATATACTGCACTTGTAAATGTTCCTTCTTACACATTGTCTACATCTGATGTCGAAGTTGATTTACAAGATACAAAAAGATATACTATGAGAGATATTGGAGAATTAGAAAAAAGAATATCAAATACAGAATACTATACACAACTTTCTATGTTAGAAATAGATTCAAAGTCATTACAAATACAAGATGCTGATGGATTTGATAGATTTAAAAACGGATTTGTCGTAGATAACTTTTCTGGTCATAATATTGGTGATGTATCTAACAATGATTACAGGTTTGCAGTAGATAGAACAACAGGTGAAGGAAGAGGTTTATATTTTTCTGATGCTGTTGATTTAGAAGAAGTTGACCAAGACGGTACAGCAATCATTGAAGCAGATAGAACAGATGCAGGTTATCAAAAAACTGGTGATTTAATAACATTACCTTATACAGAAGAAACGGTTATTGATGTTCCTTATGCAACTGCTACAGAAAATTTAAATCCATATGCAGTTTTTAATTGGATTGGTAAAATAGATTTAGACCCACCTGTAGACATGTGGAAAGATGTTTTAAGAGTACCTGACTTAACTATTAATGTTAGAGGTGCTTTTGATAATTTAGTAGACGAGTTAGGATTAACAAATCCTAATATTACAGAAATACCTATGGGTACAGAATGGAATGAATGGCAAACACAATGGACAGGAACTTCTGGAAATGTTAGAAGAACTGGTCAAACAAGAAGTGGTATTCGTTCAACAGCAGTTCCATTAACAGTAACAGAAAATTTAGGTGATAGAGTTGTTGGTGTTAACTTTATTCCTTTTATAAGAGCAAGAGATATATCGTTTACTGCAAGAGGTATGCGACCAAACACAAGAGTATATGCTTTCTTTGATAATGAAGATATCAATACCTATGTCACACCCACAGGTGGTTCATCAGGTGGAAGTATTATTACAGATACAAACGGAACAGCAACGGGTACATTTGCAATACCCGACCCTAACACAGAAGCAAATCCTAGATGGAGAACGGGTAAAAGAATTTTTAGATTAACAAGTTCTTCTACAAACTCAGAAGATAGAACAAATGTAGCAACATCTGCCGAAGCGGATTATGTAGCAAAAGGTTTACAAGAAACTGTCAGAGGGGTATTTACATCAACAAGAGAAATTCAAGTTGTAAGAACCAGCACAACATCAAATAGAACATTGTCTGAAGCAATACCTCAACCACGACGAAACCAAGGAGGAATGGGTTGTTTCATGCCTGGTACCTTAATGACACTTGCAGATGGTACCGAGAAAAAAGTAGAAGAGATTATAATAGGTGATAAGTTACTAGGACAATTTGATACAATCAATGAAGTAAAATTAATTTTAAGTCCTAAAACAAATGGTAGAAGATTAACAAACATAAACAATAAAGGTTTCTTTGTAACAGAAGACCACCCATTTATGACAACTGATGGTTGGAAATCTTGTAATAAAGAAATGTCTAATAAAAATTATACACAATTAGATGTTGACCAATTAGAAATTGGTGATGAAATAAGATGTAAAGGTAATGAAGTTGAGAAAGTCACATCAATTGAATATAAAGAAGTTGATGCTGATACAGATTTACATAAC